ATGTTGATTGCTTCGTTATAAAGATTAAGTGTATAACGGCTCATTTGTTCATCTAGATAGGGATAATCTATTCCAAGTTGATTTCTTATTTCACTTCCTAGTCTTTTTACTTCCTGTTCAAGTCCAAAGCCGTCCTCATAATCCTTACACTGTTCATTATACAATTCACGCAACGATTCAAAATCTCTTACCTGCACATGATCCCAATCAGTACAATTTGTAAGATAAGTTCCTAACCTTGCACCATAAATTGCAAACAGACCATTTTCAACATGGCTTCCCACTGTGCTCCACATTCTCAGTCTGTGCATGTTATGCCACCATATTCGTTTTTCAATTTCCTGAGGTGGAACTTTTAAGCCTCCATCCAGCGTCATCTTGACTCCTTCTCGGAAACCCGCACGCCAGGCCATGAAAGGATTGTAATTGATGATAGTATCGCTATATGTTTTTGGAAAGTTTCTATATCCTGTTTCCCAGCAAAAATCAACCTGCGCTCTTTCACTGTCAGCATTCTCATGAGTTTTCATATTCTTCACGTGGTCAACATTCCACAGTTTTAGGCCGCCATTACCGTAACGCAGTCCGTTAACATTATTCTTACCACACCAACTGTATGCTTGTATATCTGGGTTGTCCATATCTATTTCTATGTCAAAGAATTCCGGATACACGATGTTATCCGCATCAACTGTTAACACCCAATCAGTTTCGCTCTGTTCAGCCGCTGCCTTGTGTGCGTGATCGCTGCCCTTAACTCCGTGTATACGCTTGGCCCACGGCACCTTGTTGCAGAGATCAGCATAGTTTAGATCAGCGTTAGGCTCGTCATAGCTCAAGAAGAATACATCAAACTCGATTACTCTTTTCATCTTTCCTCAATCATATAATTTTTAAATAGACGTCTTGTATAAACACTAAAGAATCTAGGAATGTTTAGTTCCTTTAGTTCGACTTTTTTGCCAACTAATTCGTTTACCTTTACTGTAAAATTATCCGTAATAACATTAGGATCATTATAATCAGTTATAGTAAAGTCAAGTTCAGTTTCTCCGTCCCAAAACATTTTTCTTTTTGCAACATCGACACCCTTTTTCTGTTTGTAAGTTCCGCCATACTCTTCACTGAGTTCAACCGTCATTACATTTGACTTAGCATTGTGTTCTAAATAGATGTCTGGCTTTTTGATATCCGAATACTTCCTAACAATAATTCTGTGCAACACATCATCTATTTTATATAAATCCTTGCGTTCAACTATTTCAAGTTCGCCTTGATCCGGATCAATAAAACACTTGCTCATTTTAATTTCTCCACTAATAATTTTTTCAGCGGTATCTGATTCAAGAACAATCGTGCTTTGATATTTTTCATTGTTCACAGTATGATTAGGACCTACTGCTAGTACTCTTCCTGTTTCAGGATCAAATGCAGCATTATATACTATTGTTTCTGGCTCATAGGTTTTAATCCATTCGTCAAAATCAGGAAGTTCTAATTGTTTTTCTTCCATGCTATTTCCTCCAATATGTTTACTGTTTCCAGTGTTACTTTTTCTTTGTTGACATAATGAACAATATCATTCTGTTCAAAATTACCAAGTTTTAATTTGCCTTTTTTATTAAAATAAAATCCTATGTGATCATAGCAATCGTCTGCTGCATATGGCCAATTCTGTATCATGCCTTTCATGTGTACGGTTCTCGGAAACTCCATTGGGTATGCTATTTCGTCTGTAATGTCTAGCAATTTTGCTGCAAGGGCAAACGCTTCGTCAGTACCAATAATTTTTGGTTTATACTTGTGTAAAAAATTATTAGCATACAACTCAGGATTTTTTATGATCTCTCTTTGTACTTTAAAGAAATCGTTTGCTAATGGACTATCCTTAACAAAAAATGTATAAAAAGAATATAAATTAGGCAAATCGTTTGCAGTAAAACATTTCCTATAATAGTCATTTGTAACTAAATCACCTCTGTACGTGTATGCTTTGTTAGCAATGTATAGTTCGCTATTGTTAATAAAGTATTCTGCCCAGTGACTATAATCTCTAAGAAACAGCATATCAGCATCTAAGCATATTGTAGAATCCCACGGAGTAAGTTCATCCATATAGGATCTTCCATCCCAATGTTCAGCACCATCCCATTCTATTATTTCGTCAAACACCCATGTAGATATAAAATTTTCTATCCTTGACTTATCATTAATAACGAGTGCTACCTTATCAAATCCTTCTCGTTGTGTATTTTTAATACTAAGAGCCAGTGCATATGCTAGTTTAGCATAATCGGTATCGTCCTTATCATTCACTATAATCAAATAACCGAATGTCATTGTGCTAACTCCATTAGTTTGTCGTAGTTTCTCATTATGCTAAATTTATTCATCACATGCACATCTTTGTTACTCACAGTTGTTGCAACATATTCGTCATTGGATTGCGATATTAAAAATTTAAGTCTATTCTCATTAACATCAACTAATATATCTTTGTCTGCTGTAGAAAAAATATCCGGAAGTGAATAGTCTTTGGTATTCTGATAACCGTTCAATATATGATTTGCCACGCTAAATGCTATATCATTTCTATATAATGTAGGATTAAATCTGTATACATCGCTATACATTTTATATTTTGTTTTTATATGTTCGACTAAATCAAAAAATACTTTTGTATCTTCATTTTTAGTAAACATTACTGTGGTGGCCCATAACATTTCAATTCCTATTTCAGAAATATGAGTATCAAGATAACCAGTTCTTTCCATGCCCTGAATGTCATTATATCGTGGACTAATCATTAGGTCTGCATCAACGTCCCAGTATTGTGAAAGATTATCTGTAAGTGTAAGATAATCAGTATCTATCATTAGTGTTCTTTCATATGGAGTATGCTCCCAAACACTAAATCTGTTACCGTTTGTAAAAGGTGCTGGAGTATTATTACTACCATCTCGATAATTCTTAATATTTTTAGTATCTTCTGGACGCTGAGTGATTATTATTTTATCAAATGTATCTGTAACAATGTTTTCAATACCAGATTCCTTAATCCAATCCACAGTGGAAGGATCAGTAACTAGCGATACAGGAACCTGCAAATGTTTGTTTGCTAGACTTGCCGCGAGTATACTCATGCGAACGTAATCAATCTGTCGATTATTATGAGCAAATAGTAAAACACCTTTACTCATATTAAACTTCCAACAGCGTTTCTACGGATCTTGCCTTCTTGATTTTTTGATATTGTTCTAGATATTCATATGTTGCTGTGAAATATCTATCAAAAATTTCGTCTCGAAATGATGCTAGTTTTTCTACAAGAATGGGATTGTCATTTATATCAAGTAAAACAACATTTTCCTGTCTTCCTTTAAACATAAGCATTTCTACAAAATTTAATAAACTTCTATCTATTTTAAATATTCCGCCGTTAAACCCATAGGTTAGTTTGGCATCTATTTTCTCTTTTAGTGTTTTTCTTTGAATAGCAAATGACTGCCTATAATTGGCGAATTCAAGTGCCTTGTCCAATTGTTCCTGCATAATATCTCCTATTAATTATAGTAGCATATTATTTATCGAAGGTCTAGTGGGGGAGGAAAATTATTAGTTTGTAATGTTACCAACTACTATGGTAGGAGTCGTTACTTCAAAGTTGCCTGAACCTGTTGGTTCCAAAACGCCCGATGCTTGGACTGTTTGGACTGTAAGAGACATTGTGCCATCTACAGTGTCAGGACCATATCCACCTGGTTGGACTGGGGATCCTTGTGCAGCATTGCCACCTAATGGAAAGTGGTTATCGTTCCAATATACAGTGAATCTTAATTTTCTCGAAGAGCCCGTGCTGTTATTACTAACTGCTGGCGAGTCTGTAGTTTCTACTGTTATACTCCATTGATTTAGTGCATAAGGACTGGATGCTGTTACTGAACTCCAAGTGTCCGCAGAGTTTCTTGCTCGAAACCAATTTTGTCCGTTGCTTGGAGATGTTCCTGTTCCTGGAGTATTGCCTCCAAAAATTCTAGTTCCTGCTGTGCTCAGGAGCGTTGTCCAACTGGTGTTCTGTGCTGTAACAGATCCCCCTGATCTAGAACTAGTAAACTGTATGGAACTACCCGTATTGAAAAAATGCCTTGCCTGTTCACTTGTGGGCCATTCAACATCTACAATGCATGTCAGTTGTGGAGTGCTACCAACAGGTGCAGATGAACCCCAAGCATTGGTAAAGTTTTTGGTTATCGAGCTGGATGCGACACGCTGTCCTGCTACTGCTAGTGCCTGCCTATTCGTACTAATAGAATTAACTACTGATAACCAATAATTTACAGGTGCAGCATCGGGAGGGGCAATATCATATCTAACTTTGCCACCTATAGTTTGTGCATCAACATCCGGAGGTAAGCCATTATTCAAATGCTTGTAGGCATTTACGATATCATATCTGAGTGCAGCATATTCATTAACTGTCACTGAATCGGATATAGTAACAGGTTGGCTCAATACCGGCTGTCCATATCCAAAAGTTCCTGATCCTGTGCCTAAAACAGTTTCAATTACCGATTGAATATCATTGTAATCTTGTTTGTTTATTTTTTGGTTAACACCTGCCATATTTTACCTCACAAGTATTTATCGGCTTAAAATTAAGTGAGACTAATTGCTGACATTGAGTAACTATTTGGACCAGCAACCGTAAAAGGATCACCAGTTGGTTGTAAAGTTCCTGTTGCTTTTAGTTCTTCTGCTACCATTGTAAGCGTTCCATCAACTAAATCTCCTGGGGCTGGTGCGCCTAAATCAACGTAACTGTCGCTAAGTTCAATTTTAACTGTAACCTGTTGGGCAGTACCTGCGCTGTTATCTGCAACATCGCACTTTGCTTTCAGTTGATATAAATTGGCACTGTATGGAGTGCTGGCCGCTCTTGAAAAATAAGTTTGGTAACTGTCAGTAAGTGTATAATATCCATTAGATGCAATTAAATCTCCGACAAAATCTTGTTCGCCCACAGCATCCAAAAGATTAGTCCACGCATTAGCCTGCGAACTTGTTCCTCCTGCTAACGTACAACTAATTCTAATTGCTCCACCGCTGTTAAAAAAATATCTTCCTTCGTCAGCACTAGAAAAATTTATGGTTAATTCTGAGGAAGCATTTGTGCTCCAAGTAGAACTAGTAGTTTTTGTGTCTATTGCACTAATAGCAAACTGTCCTGTTGCAATATCAAATCTATTATTTCTTAGAACATCTGCAAAATAATCATAGTTTTGATATGCACCACTAGCATCATCATTGATTACGTCCTGTGTGCTTACAGTAATAGCACTAGGAATATTTCCTGTTTGGTGTATATAAGAATTAACTATATCGTATCTTACAGCATCCCATTGTGTTTTTCTTATAATTGTTCCAGATGTGGTAGGAGTACTAAAAACTGCCTGTCCATAACCAAAAGTTGTTGCACCTGTTCCTAAAACGTCTGCAATTTTCTGTCTAATTGTGTTAATATCACTGGCGAGGATATTTGCCATTATAAAACTACCGCTTCAATTTTTTTAACGCCTTCGAACGTGCTAGATTCTAGAGCTATACCAAATACATCTGCTGAACTTGGTGATGCTTTAGCACATCCATTGTCAGTAGCAACTAATCTATCGCCTTTGGTTACCGATCCTATTACACTTACTTGCAATCTACCCTTTAATGCCACAAACTGGCCTCCTGCCATGTGTGCATTCATCATAAATGCAGGACTAGCAGAAATAACACCAAGTGCTCTGTCACCTTCCTTGCTGGCTGTAACTTCCTGAGCGCCTCCTACTGAAACAACAGTGCCGGCCTCATAATTTTTGTCAGTTAAATATTTTTCTGCAAGGTCTGCATATCTTGCTGATGTTGCAGTTCCTTCAAATAATACAGCCTCTAAATTTCCTGAGCTATCTCTTGCTGCAATAGTATTAGCAACTGGATCAGTATCAGCAACTCTATATGTTCCATCTACATTTAAGGCGTCTGCTTCGTCAGCAGTTCCCACAAATTGATTTGCAGTTATATTACCGCTCGAATCTCTAACAGGAATAGATGTTGTTACAGGACTTGGAACTGTGATTGAGGGAGGAATGTTATTTAAATTATTTGCATTAGATGCTGTTCCAGTTACGTTACCACTTACGTTACCTATCAGCGTTCCTCTAAGTGTTGCGCCTGCATAACCTATTTCTTTAGTTGATGCATCAATCATTACCTGTGTATCATTGGCTAACACATTTCCTTTTACATAACCTGTTACATTACCCGTTACATTACCTGTTAGATTTGCAATGACTGTTTGTGCATGAACATCCTTCCATTTAAAACTGGATTCACCTAGATCAAAATTTCCACCTGTGCCTGGACGCAATGAACTTAGTGTAACCTGTGCTGTCTTGTAATCTACCCCACCATCAGTCACAACTAAATCAATTGGGTTTCCTAATAAACTATTGATTCTTGGTTCGTCAGCACTGTTTATGAATATGTGTAGATCTCTTTGATCTCCAATTTTTAGTCCTGGATCCTTATAAAATACTGTGCTGTCAAATTCTACTGTACCTTTTGTGATATAGTCGCTGGCTAGTAATCCTCCAAGCCTTAAAGAGTTGGATGATGTTCCCCAATATATATAATCATCTGCACTAATTCCGTTAGCATCAGTGTTTGCTAGTGTTAATCCTTTCTTGATTGCTGTAAAATCATCAATCGGATTTACTGAACTGTTTAATGTAAATGCTGTTTGTGATGCAATGGCAACTGTTTTGCCGCCGGCTAAAACTTTAAGTATAGAGTGATTAGCGTTTCCGCTATCCTTAACTACCTGTGCTACAACTCCACTAGTTCCGAGATCCGGACTTGCTTCAGGACCTATTAAAACAAATGCTCCACCATCCCAGGCGTACATTTGTTTTGCAGATGTATCCCACCAAAAATCGCCTATTCCTAACCCGCCTGGTGCTGTTGCACTTATTTCTGCACCTGATGCAGATTTAAATTTTGTACCATCATAAAATTTTAATTTTTTGTTTCCGCTATCATACCATATCTGTCCCTCAACGGCTTTTGGAGGTGCAGTAGTATTGGCAAAGTTTTCAAGTATGTGTAAGAAATTTTCGTTTTGAACTTCACCATAACCAGCATAATTTTTACCAACAAATCTTAGATCTGTAGTTGTGTCAATAGTTCCATCCTCTACAGATGTTAAAAAAGTTCCATTAAATTTATCTACTTGATATGCCATGTATTTTTCCTAATTTGTAACTATATTTATTCAATATCAACGACTCTTTGTGCTGCTGCTTCACGCTGATTTTCTAATTCTGTATACTGTTCTTCAGTTAAAGTAGTAGCAATACCAAGGTGTTTTTGCCTAATATGACGCAACACCTTCCAATCTGTTGAATTTAAAAACTCTCTTTCTTGCCCGTTCTGTGCAATGGCGTTTTCCTGTTCCACTACATTAGCAGGTTTCTCTATAACACTACTAGATGCTATGTCAAAAATGTGTGTTCCGGCGTTAAGATTATCACCGTCCTCATCAGATATTGTAACTACAGTAACGGTATCAGGAACACTAGGCTCATAATCCATTAAAGATGTTACTTGATTATCTTCTATACAAATATATTTCATATTATCTCCATACGCCTAAATAATTGGCTGCCGGTTTTGATCTTTGTTCAGTATTTTGAACATAAACTCTAATTCTATTGCTTAAAATTGAGTATGTGCATCGTATACTGTCATTTCCATCTACTCCGCCTGCATAGTGTATAGTTCTTATTGACGGAATAAATGCAATTAGATCACTCATAGTTTTTCCTGCAGGTGGATAAACATCAAAATAGTTAGAATTATTATTGAAACTGCCTACTTGATTTGTATATCCTACTGTTGACGAAGATCCAGAAACTATCGTATATCCAGCATTACTATCAACATATTGTTTTGTAGCAGCGTGTAATGCACTCGTAGGATTTGCTGAAAGCGTTAACTTGCCTGTCATCGTGCCGCCAGCCTTAGGAACAGCATTTGGATCTGTTGCTGTAATAGTTATATTACCCGTTCCATTAAAACTAACACCGTTAATTGTTCTTGCAGTTTGTAATGCAGATGCCGTTGCTGAATTTCCCGCTACATTACCTGTTAAATTTGCAGTAATTGTTCCTGCCGCAAAATTTCCACTCGAATCTCTTACTACTACCTTAGATGCAGTGTTTGCTGAATCAGCATCAACAGCCCAGGTCTTCGTTGATAATCCGTCATAGTTATTACCTGTGATATAATTGCCCGGTATAATTTCTGCTAGACTAGGAGCACCCCATTGAACTGCACTGCCGGTAGATTTAAGAACTTGGTTTACCGCTCCGATAGGGAGCAACGAAGTTGCGCCAGACGCAGTCTGGTAAGCAATCGAGCCTGCGGCTCCGCCCGCGATATTTGTAGCGGTTGTTGCTGTAGTGGCTGTGCTTGCATTACCAACTAATGCACCATTAAATGTATTTGCATAAACGTTATCAAATTTCTTTGCACTCTTACCAAGATCTAAATCTTGATCAACACTTGGCATAAGTGCGCCTTTACTTCCATATCCTTCTGCAACGGATACATCTGGTGCAATTAAATCAACCACTGATGTATCAGTTCCATCATCGGCTACCAATCTCATTAGTCTGTTAGCCGTTGTAGTCGACCCACTGCCTCCAGCAGCAATTGTATGATTATTGCTTACAGTTATTGTTCCATTGACAGTTAATCCTGTAAGAACTCCAACGCTTTCTAATTGTGAACTTACAACGTTTGCTGCAAGAGCAGTATCCGTTAAGGTTCTGGCACTTGCCGGTACAGTAATATCACTTTGTCCATCAAATGATACACCGTTTATATCTCTAGCCGTTCTTAATTTTGTTGCACTGAATGCGTTTCCAGTTAATGTTTGACCTATAAATCTGTTTGCTTCCACAACATCAAATCTTGATGTTCCTGAACTTGCAGTTACATTACCTGTAACATTACCTTCTAGGTCTGCTGTGATGGTTCCAGCACTGAAATCTCCGCCGCTGTCTCTGGCAACAATTTTTCCAATGGTATTATTGGAAGTTGCTTCTACGGACCAAACAGTGGTTGCACTGCCATTAAAGTCATTACCTACAATAAAGTCGCCTGCTTGTAGGCTATTTGTTGTTGAAGCATTAATGGTAATGTTCTGTGTTCCGTTAAACCCGACACCATTAATTAATCTTATGTTATCAAGTGCTGTAGCAGTACTTGCATTTCCATTTAAATTTCCATTTAGATTATGAGAAGAACTTAGCGTTATACCGCTTTGTAAATTATTAAATCCTGCTATAGGATTGCTCGAGTTAATGGTAAACGAGCTAGACGAAACAATTGCAATAACAATATCCGAAACAGTTATTAGGATAACAGGATATTCAGTTCCTGTATCTCCAAGTATTGTTGTACTCCTTGCTCTGGTTACTCCATATCCTTCTGCTGTCTCAGGTCCTATAAACACCCAACTGGATCCGTTCCAAGTATAAAGTGTATTTGCAGTTGACTTAAACCAAAATGCTCCTGCCGGAGGATTTTCAGGTGCCGTTGGGCTAATTGCAGCAGATCCAACTTCTACCCATTTTGTTCCATCGTATACTTTTAAAACATTATCGGTTGTATCAAACCATAATTGACCACTAACGGGCCTCGTCGGAGCCGTAGTGTTTGCAAAATTTTCAAGTAGGAACAGAAAGTTTTCGTTTTGTATTTCACCATACCCGATATAGTTTCTACCCACAAGTGTTAAACTTGATGTAGTATCAATGGTGGAATCCTGTAGCGTTGTAAACGCTGTTCCGTCGCTTTTATTAATTACGTATGCCATACTGCGCTCCTAATCATCCTATGGTAGTGCTACTTCACTAACAAATGCCCATGCACCTGCTACCAATTGGAATGTTTTGATAACCCTAACAGTTGAAATAGTCGGTGCTGGAAGTGTTGCTGTTGAAAATGCAATGCTTGTCAAAGCCGAATCAGATCCACCTGCTGTCAAATTAAATTCTGCATCACTTGTATTTCTCAAAGGATTAATTTCTAAACTTGTTGTTGAATTGGTTATTGTTGTACATAGTATTCTTGCTATAGTTCCGTTTCTATATTCTGCAACAGGAGCAAGAGATGCAAGTATTGTTCCTGTAATATAACTGTTTGGCTTACCATCAGTTAAATCCATTGAAAACGCAAGGCTTCGTGTTTCAATTGTGTTATCCACATATTCTTTTGAAGAAGCATCCTGTGCATCAGTTGGATCTTGTAAACCTGTAATTTTAGGTGATCCTATAAGTGCAATATTACCCGTTCCGTCTGGTGCTAATTCTAAGTCGCTGTCACTTATAATTGTAGTAATTCTTGGATTTCCGCTACCTGAATCTGTTTCTAATTTAAAATCTGCGGCTGGCGGACTTGACCCGATGTTAACAACGTTCTGTGTACCAAAGGAAGTAACTCCTGGGATAGCAGTAATACCTGCACCAAGACTCGTTCCATCAAGTACCGTAACACCGTCAATTTTAAATGCCTTGCCTGTGGCAAGATTAATGTGTTCTGAACTTGTCCATGCCTGTGCAGCAAGGGTTGGTGTTCTTGGTGTTGATGCTAAACCTAGATTTGACCAAAGGAATATATGATCGATGTTGCCCGCTGGACCTTTGAGAACAATACCACCACCGTCTGCTACTGTATCGGAGTTAGTTGCATCATCCCCCGTCTGCGCAAGTTCAATCTGTTTGTTTTCAACTACTAAGTTCTGTGTGTTTAATGAAAGAATGTCACCATCTTCGATGGTTAACTGTCCTCTAATAGTTGTATTACCCTTAATTTCAACATCGCCGCCGAACACTGATTCACTGTTTGTAAAGTTTTCATAAAAACTTAGTTTTCTAAGAAGTGGATCTACTCGTACTGCTTCTTCTTGAACAATTCCTTTTCTTACATTAATAACTATTGCTTTATCTGACGCCGTATTAGAAATGAATACGTTACCATTGGAGTCAACTGTGAGGTTACCTTGGTCACCCGCTCCAAAAACTACTCCTAAATCTGAATTTACTCTTATTTGTCCTGCAAACTGATTTGATGTGTCTCGCCTTGCATATGTTGTTGCATCAACATTTCCAAGTTTTTCAGAATTGGTTGCAGTTACATCAAATTTCATATCCGTAAGTGTGCCTTGGTTGAACCCAGGTTCTATGCTTCCGTTATAACCTTCAATAAAATTCTTAGGCGTAAAGGAATCCTTTGAAAATATTCCTAATAGTATTCCATTATTGTATAAACTTGTAATAACACGTGTTTGGTTAAGAGAGTCAAGTATACTTGTAACTCTCAATCCACTTAATCCTTGTGCTTGAGAATAGTCCGGTCCTAGTAGAATTGTTTCGGCACCATCAAAGAAATACAATTGTTTTTGTGTATCGTTAAACCATAAATCGCCCACGCCTAGTGTGCTAGGTTGTGTGTTAGAAATCGTTGCTGAACTTACCGGTACAAATGCTGTTCCACTGTAAACTTTTAATTTATTTTCTGTACCGTCAAACCATATCTGACCCTTGATAGGATTAACTGGTTGCGTTGTACTTGAAAAATTTTCTAATAATTTTACAAAATTTTCATTAAGTGCTTCGCCGAATCCACTAAAGTTCTTTCCTATTAGTGTTAAGTCAGTCGATAATGTATCTACCTGGCCGTCAGCAACCGTTGCTACTATAGTTCCGTCTGTTTTGTTAACTTGATATGCCATTTAGTATTCCTATGTGGTTGTAAATGCAGGCGGACCTGATCTTATAATATAATTTATTGTTAAGTATGGATTCATAATTCCAACCGGAGAACTTAGTGTAGTTCCTGTTGGTACTTTAACTCCACCTGTATCCGGTAGGTATTGTGCTTCACCCGGGTTATTTGGACCTCTTCCTGAAACTGAACTAACCGTAGGAGCAGTGTCTACTCTTACACCATAAAACTGCTCACCGTCAGCAACTAAAGCATGAGAGTGTTCTGGTAAGTTAGAAAGACCTAATGTAACAGAACTACTTCCACTTGATGCTGCTAGTGTTTCTGGTTCAGTACCACTGATTCTTGCAGGAACCGGTGAACCGCCACCGTTATCAACAAACCCGCCTACGTCATTTGGTACAGTAATATTGTTATCCATGTTATGGCGTCCAAGGGCAAATCTACCTCTTAGGTCTGGAACTCTAAAAGTTTTTCCGACCGCACCATTAAGTGCCGCTGAACCATTATACGTGGTTCCTATTGTATCATACAATGATCTAAATTTTACAATTTCAACTTCGCCGCCGTCACAAAGTAGGAAACCATATGGAACATTTGCGCCTGCATAAGGTAAAATGGCGCCTATTGGAATTCCTAAATCGCCCACAAATGTATCTCTTGACTGTCTCAACAAACCAGTTGATGCGCTTCCTGGTAATACGTTTGCTCTATACACCAAAATCTGATCATCTACACCCGAAACATTAGGAAGTGGTTGATCTTTATCTGTAATAATGTTTGCTGTCAACTGTGTATTAAATATTTTAGCATCACCAATACCGTCAAATGTAAATCCATTTGATACAACATCGCCTGCTATTGAAAAATTAGTTACATTCTTTAAGTTTGTTGCTGTATTAGCATTACCTGTAATATTTCCGCTGATTGTTCCCTGAATTTCGTCTGCAATAATTTTTTTAGCCTTGACATTATTCCATCTAAGACTATCACTACCTAAATCATAGATCTCATTTGATTCAGGATTAATATTAGTTGATGTAATTGTTCCTGTTACGTTTAATCCCTGACCAACACGTAGCGTTTTCTTAATTGAAACACCACCATCTGTACGAATAGCACCTGTTGATAAGTTAATAGCATCGTTTGTATTCGATGCAATTAGACTTCCGGTTAATCCTATGTTGCCACCCACGTCTAATGCGTTGTCTGGTGCAGCAATGTTAATGCCTACTTTATCATCTATAACTCTAAGAATAGTATCTGGTATACCATTTCTATTAATTTGTAAATCTATTGAACTACCTGCCGCACTATTGTAAAGTTTAGAAGATGTTGCAGATGTAGTTAATTGGAAGTTTCCATCAACACCAATTGTTATACCTGTGTTACTTCTTACGTTAAAACCCTGTTCAGTGGTATTAGTAGTATCACTTCTTAAAAATTTGCCGGCAGCAACTTCTACACCACCTACATTTAGTGCATCTGCATTTTTTGCTGTTCCGATTAATTTAGGAAGTTCCCCTCCTAAGAATATTGTTGAAAATTCTGCTTCTTCTGCTGCGTTTGCTGGAGTTGCAATATTAAGTCCTGCCTTGATTTGATCAAATCCTTTGATTTCTATCTTAGGAGTAAAAGAATCTCTTGATAAAATTACAACAGGGGTGTCAGCAATATAAAATGTTAAAACATTTTTGTCAAAGTTATCTTGGTCAACAATTTTTTCTACTGCTGGACCATACCTTTTACCATCAATCGAACTTTCACTTGGTCCAACAAGTAGCCATCTTGACCCTGTATAAATTCTTAACTGCTGGTTGGTTGTATCAACCCAAAGTTCTCCAACCTTGGAATTTTGAACGCTAGGCTCGGTAGGGCCTTTTTGAATGTTAGATGCTGCTTTCCAATTTGTATTATCGTATAATTGAAGTACGCTATTGGTAGTATCATACCACAATTGTCCTTCTACTGGACTTACAGGCTGAGTTGCACTGGCAAAGTTTTCTAATAAAGAAAGAAAGTTTTCAGCAATAATCTGTCCATACCCTGTTACATTTCTTCCAGGAAAAGTTAAACTTGTATCATTACTAGAAGTATTATCAAATACCGTGATAGGGGATTTATTGTCCTTATCTGTAAAATTTACTATATATGGCATCTATTATCCCTCATTGAAACTTGTTAAACTTTGTATTCTAATCGTATAATCTATTTGCAACAATCTGTTTAGTGATTTTTGTACAGGATGGAAAATAACGTGTGTCAAAAGTTTTCCTGTACCTGTTGGATCATATGATTTGATTCCTAATTCATCAAAAACAAAGTTTCCATCAAGATTAACGCTATTATCAAATGCTTCTTGATCATCGGGTTCACCATAATCTAGCAAACAAGATATTATTATATCACTATATGTTGCTCCACTAATGTGTCTTACTTCCATTTTATTACGTGTAGTATCTGTATTTGCTATTGCATTTTGATCTACTACCTTTGTAAATGTTTGGTTATATAAACTAGAGTTAATTCCTACCGTATTAGGTGTTAGGTATGTAATCAATCCCGTAGGATCTACTGTTGTACCGCCACTACCAAACGCCATTTCATAAATTGTTCCTAGCCCTTGATTGGATAAAGATTGCACCATAGCAACACTCATGTTCTCATAGTGAATTGCATTCCTTTTATCCTGGAAAACTTCTCCAGTTTCTGGGTCAAATATCTTAATATGTCCTTCAAAATGAAACCCTCCGGTTTCATTTATCGCCGGTTTCTTGTCCTGTTCTGCTCGTTTTTGGTTATCTGGCATATTGTTCTCTTCTGGTTTCATAGTGTATTTATTCAGGTAAACTGGTAGTTCTCGCAGCAATGAACTTACTAATTGATGTATTGTTTTTCAGTAAAGTTACACCAGTAGTAGCAGCATTTGCTCCTTTATCATACCATGTTGATCCTGTCCTTTTTATAACTGTTATACGTGTTCCTGCTGAGGGTGTTTCTGTAATACGTATATATGGTGTTACACCGTCAACTGCAAATTCAGCCTCTATTTCTTTATCAGCATTTGGGCTAACTGGGCCTAATGCCTGGTCATATACTGTTAAAGGTGTTTTTCTTAGCCTTCGACCGCCCACAAATACTTCAACTGTGTCACATCTACCATAATCTTCTGGGATTGTAGTTGCTGCCCAGGTACCTGCTGTCGATTTTGCAGGAGTATATTCAAGTGGTCCAATTAATACCGAACTACCATCACTGATAAAATCCGTGCGTTCCTGACTGTCTGAGTAAGGAATTACTTCGTCTGGTCCTATATCTGCAACCAAATCGTTCACATTATGTAGTTCTTTTATTGGAGTGCCGTTGGCTCCTCTTCTAAGTTGGCTTAGAATTTTACCATCTTTTTTAAGATATTCAATACGTTCTCCGTTTATTTCTATTACTCCGGGAATATTCCTATTTCTTACTGGATCAACCAATGTGGATGTATCACTAAGTTCAATTTTTTCATCAAAGTAATTTAATTCTTTCGTTAAGTAAATTTTCTTGCTTGTGCTGTATCTATTATACCTATACACATTAAGCATGTCTTTGCTAATTTCATAAGAACTAGGTAATTTGAAAACATCATTACCAAATACTGTAATAGTAATATTATCATCCGAAGTTGTTTCATCTTCTAAATAAACAACTCCTCTTGGTAATGAAATATTGTAATCAATATCTCTAGTTAATCTAACTCCATTTTTATAAACCCATACATAAGAAACTCCTAGAGGTGCATAAGGTAATTCATAATTAATTTTGCCTCCGGAGGTTCTATCACTATATATTTCCATGCTAGGATAATCACTAAACCAAATAACATTTAATGTGTCTCCAGGATTATAAGAAACCGTATCAGCAATTCTTAGTCTATTATCTATTACCGTATATTCTGTACGTAGATCATTTTCAATTTTAATGACATCTCCTATTTGCAAGATATCTTTTTCGATAGTAAGAACCTTTGTGGTTCCGTCATACACATAATCTTGGATGAAAGTTTTTTGTTCTCCGTTTACAAACAAATTAATATTCGCAGAAAGAATTGCTCCTGACGCTTCTAATGGATCTTGTCCAAGTGTAAATGTATTAGTAACTCCGTCATAAACAGAATAAACTGTATCTACTCCTTTTAGTTTTATACCATTTATCTCAACTATCATCGATGATAATGAACTTTCTCTTGAAAGTTTAACAAAATTATCTAGATCAACTGTTCTTTCTGCAGTCAATGTATTTGTTTGTCTGTTAATACGCACCAATCCCAATTGTCCGCTATCAACAGTATTACTTGCTTGGAATACGACAATTTTAATTATGCTTCCTTCAATCGGTACAGTTCCAAAAGAAACAAGTGTTCTTCCTGAGGTATCTACTACATCAGTACTATCACTGAATACTGCATCTTGCTCGATACCATTAACCGTAGCAAATACACTAGATGTAATATTATATGGTGCATCGGTTAAGAACAATCCAGTATCGCCATCTGCTATAAATTCTTGATAATCCAGTAATCCAATTCCGCCAATACCTATTGAGATAATTTCAATCTTCTTATCTACATCTGGAGTTGAATTAAATTCAATATTGTTATTATTGATTATATAATCTGTATTTAAAATTTGTTTAATCCCATCTACATATACTAGTACAGAGTTGTCTTCTAAGATTGTTTGTTCAATACTGTAAATCGATGTGGATCCATCACTAATTGTCACTGAGGATTCTAAAGGTGCTGCTCCTCCCGATGTTGCTTGATATACTTTAATGCTTAAATTGTCTAAAACCTGTCCTGGAATATTTTCTTCTGTGGCTGGTACTTGTTCAGGACCTATGAATCTTCCACCTGTTATTTTAATCTCTTCCACCGTCATACCAGTTGCGGTTGTATATGCACCATCTATGGCTGACAATGTTCCGCCACCCAGATTAGTGTCAACAATATTAGGATCAGTAATTGTTACTGCACCATCGCTTTCAA